GGAAAAAGAAGATGGCTTGTTATTATGCCTGATCGTAGAAAGGTATTACCCTTGTTGTGCCTGCTATCTTGACCTTTATATATCCTGTTGGTTGTCCAGGCAATGCGGATGCACCTCCGGCAGATCCGACCGTTGACTGAGTATCGGTCAAGATATCGATCAATCCTGTACCGTCTGTATCTAATTGCAAGTCAGCATTTGATACATGCGTTGTGATCTTGTTCGCTGTAATTGAAACTTCTTCAAGCACAACTGATCCTGTACCTTCTGTTTCTAAAATTATATCTGAATTTGTAACCGCTGATCTTATTTTTGCAGTATCCGCCAATAGTATTTCAGTCTGTGCAAATAAAGTCGATGCAGACAACATGCTTGGAACTGATACATTGGATCCACCAATTGTCACTTGCCCTGTTGCATTTGGATTGATGTTGATATCACCACCTGAGTTTGTTGCAATTATTCCATTTCCATCAATTGCAATATTATCAACATCAAGTCTTCCTGTAATTGCAATATCACCAGTTGTGTTTACATCGCCAGTTGTCATTGTGGAATCAACCGTGACTGTTCCTGTTCCGTTTGCAGAAAGATTTAAATTTGCGTTTGAGTCATTGGTTGTAATTGAATGGTCTTTAATCCTTACAAAATCTATATCTGACTGACCTGTAATTGTATGTGTGCCTGTTGTCGTAATGTCTGCTGTTACCAAAGTGCCTGTTACATCAAGTTGTTCGGCGACGGTAATTTTACTTGAATCCGATGAATCTAATGTTGTGCCGTTTACCCTTAATGCACTTATCAATACATCTCCTGTGCCGCTCGGTTGGATACTTAGATCCGCATTCGAACCATTTGATGCAATGGTATTAGTTGTGACTGAATTTGCAGTTAAACTATTGTTAACTGTTGTCGCGCCTGTCAAAGTAGTTGCACCGGTTACTGCCAATGTTGTACTGAACGATCCAGATGTGCCTGTGAGAGCACCTGTTATATCAATAGCCTCACCTAAAGTGATTGCACTGGAGTCTGATGAATCTAATGTTGTTCCATTGATTCTGAGAGCACTTAGCACTACATCACCTGTTCCGCCTGGCTCTATCACTATATCCGAATTGGAAGGAGATGATATTGTGTTGTCGTTTATAGTTAAATTTTCAACAACAACACCACCGGTTGCATTACCTGTTATGGTGACACTGCCGTTTGTTGTGTTTGTTGTGATTGTTGTGCCGTCAATTTGAATATTGTCCGCTTCGAACACACCAACAACCTTTGTCTGATCACTGGATGCGTTTCCTAGATTGATATTACCATTTGCAAAGATGTCTCCTGTCGCTGTTATGTTTCCAGATGCTGTGATGTTGCCGCCAACATCTAAATTTTCATTTACATTGATCTGTGTTGAGTCACTAGAACTTAAACTTGTTCCGTCTATTCTTACTGCACTTGCAACAACTCCGCCTGTGCCCGATCCTGATAACACAAGATCCGCATTTGATTCATTCGCTGAAATTTGGTTGCCTGATATCGTTACCTGTTGTCCAAAAGGTGAAGCGCCGTACAATTCGGTGAAGTTTTCGTTTATCTTATTAAACGCTGTTCTTAACGGATCACCTGTTTTGTCATTAGCCGAACTTCCTATGTTAATCGTTTGCTTTGCCATTTTATATGCTTACCTTCACTGTTGCACCATCTCTATAAAGCCTTCCTGCTGTTCCAGGATCGCTGGTTGGTAAATTTGTAAAATCTATCTGTGAGCCTGTGACAACCAAGTTACCGTTTACATCAACTGCTTCGGCAATTGAAATTTTGCTTGAGTCATCTGAACTCAAAGTGGTTCCATTTATTTTAACTGCACCCAATAATATGTTACCGGTACCTGATGCAGATAATATCAAATTGTCATTACTACGTGTTGCTTCGATGTGGTTGTCTCGAATTTTTAATCCTTCTAAACTTATTGCACCTGTACCAGATGCCGTGATGTTTAGATCTTCATTGCTTCTTGTGCCTTCAATATGATTATCTCTGATTTGGATGCCTTCCAATTCAATGGCACCTGTGCCACTGGCTTCCAATACTAGGTTTGCGTTTGAGACATTGGAACTAATTTTGTTTCCGGAAAAAGATATCTGAGAATCCGCCGCCGTTTCACCATACAACTCTGTGAACATGGAGTTTATTTTATTAAATGCAACACGTAACGAATCACCTGTTCCGTCGTTTGCTGTAGATCCTATGCTTATGGTCTGTTGTGCCACTTGTATCTTCCTTTGTTGATACAATATTTATTAGATATTCTATAAACCTAATGTAATTTTATACGTCTATATAGATGGCTTGGAATTTGAATACAGTGCTGTTGTCAGATATATTTGTTACCAATACCCTAGCATTGCCACCGCTGACGTCTGCTGAAAAAGTAGTTAATGGTCCGGAGTAGTTCGTGGTTGATCCGAAAGTGGAAATGTAGGCGTCGGATCCATCATGTGTGACATTTGCTTCCACTATCTCGTATCTGCTGTTTGTGGCGTCAACGATTGATATGAAATATTTTGCACTTCTGTATGTTCCAACGGCAAAAGTGTTCAGGACCGTGGTTGCGGAACTTGCCACTGTGGTTGAGGCATCTGCAATATCCGAATGATCTAAACTGGCACCCGCTGTACCAAAAGATAGCACTCCAAGTCCGTTGGTTTTTAGGAACTGTCCCGATGACCCATCCGATGATGGAAAAGTGAATCCACTGATTGTTACACCGCCTGATCCGTTACCGGTAAGTTCAAGGTTTGAATTTGATGCGTTGGCAGATACTGTGTTGTCTGTGATTGTGACTCCGTCTATTGTGATGGAAGTGTTTGCGGTCAAAGTGGTGAATGTACCAGCCGCCGCTGTTGACCCACCAATAGCTGTGCCATCAATCGTTCCACCATCAATGTCTAAGTCGCTGTGTACTATCACAGTTCCTGTGCCACTAGGCTGAAGTTCTAAATTTGAATTTGATACGGTAGTGGAGATGATGTTGTCTGAGATATTAATGTTGCTATCGATCGTCAAGTTATCAATTATGACCGAGCCTGTTCCACCAGGCACTAAACGTATATCTGCGTTTGAACTTGACCCTATAATATTATCATTAAAAGTCAAGTTGTCTATGGTTACAGTTCCTGCCAGAGTTGACGTTCCTGTTACCGTAAGATTTCCTAAAGTTGCAAGTCCATCAACTGTTAATGTTCCTGTGGTTGTTAAATTTTCATTGCCAAAACTTATCTCTCCACCAGAATCTGTTATTGATCCGTTTGCCAGTGTCAGGTTTCCTATTGTGGATCCTGATCCAGCTGTCATTGTACCTGTGGTACTTAAATTTTCGTTGCCAAAACTAATGGCACCTGAAGAATCAGTGATTGACCCATCTGCAATCGTAAGGTTACCGAATGTTGACCCTGTCGCCGCTGTTACTGTTCCTGTAATGGTTGCCGCACCAGATGTGGCTAAAGTGCCATCCACAATGAGTCCTTCATTGATATTGATTGCCGAGGAATCATCTGAACTTAAAGTTGTTCCGTTTATTGCTATTGATCCAAAAACAACTCTACCAGTACCTGCTGGTAACAAATTAATGTCATCATTTGTTCTTAATCCTTCAATGTTGTTTCCATTGAATTTTATTGCAGGCAATACTACGGCTCCTGAACCGGAAGGTGCAAAAACGATGTCATCATTACTTCTTACTGCACTGATTTCGTTGCCTGTGAATGTTAGTGTGTCTGAGCTTATCCCTGGTGAATTGTAAACTTCTGTGAACATGGTGTTCACATTGATCATTGCGTCACGTAACGTGTCACCTGTGCCGTCGTTGGCGTTTGTACCTACATTTAAATTAATTCTTGGCATTTTACGTGTTCATAACCTTTCTTACTACCGTTACCGTGTGCGTGTTAGTATTACTTATCGTTCCACGTAGGCGTACATTTCCGCTATCTATATCAGCACTGAATGTGACAGTGTCTTGTGAAGCATTTGTGGTCCTACCAAAAACAGAGAGGAACGCATTACTGCCATCGTGGGTGACAGCCACGTCACAAATCTCATAAAGTCCGAGATCACCACTGGCAGAATCACTAATTGACACAGTGTATTTGGCACCTCTGAATGTGCTGGCCGAAAACGAATCCAAGGTTTTGATAGAACTTGGATTTCCTGCCGCCCTACCCAACACCAATTTGTGTATGTTGACTGTGGTGTCTGTGTTTTCCTGATTATTACGTGCCCTCAATTCTACGTTGTCTCCGTTGACCGCTGTTGAAAAATCCATCAGTCTTGCAGTGGTAGAATGTGTGCTGATGTTGGCACCTTCTTGCATTATGAATGCGTTTGTGCCATCAGTGACAACGCCAACATCTGCAATCTGTGATTCATTATCCCCATTTTTGCCGACAATGATATATTGAGCACCTTGATGTGTGCCATGAGCAAAAGAGTCAATCACATCATAGGCAAATTCATTCTGTGCCAACAAGTGTATCCTGAACGCATTGACCGTTGTGCTTGATCCTGAACTTGATGCGGCACTCAATGTCACGGTGTTTGATCCATCGTGTGCGGCTGTCAAAGTCAGCTGTCCTGTGGACTTGGATGACACAGCAGGTCCATGTGTCACAAAAGCGTTTACGCCGTTTGTGACCACCGTGGCTTCTGAAATAGATGCCGCTGATTCACCGGAGTTATTTGCAACTATGACATAGTGGGCACCGTTATGTGTTGAGTCAACAAAAGTATCAATGGCAGTCGCCGCACTTGAAACTGTGACTGCACCAATGGTGTTGAAGTCTGTGCCTGTGGCATCCGACTCATCGTCGGCCAATCTTATTCTATAAAATTTTATTTTGACATCAGGGGTCTGTGGATCTGCCAATATTCTCACATTACCACTGCTGTCTATATTTGTTGTTAGTGTCACAAGAGAAGTGTTAGAATTATGTTGATTGTAAGTTGTTATAAAAGAATCTGTGCCGTCATGCACCACTAATGCCTCCATGTTAGTTACGTGTCCATTGAGTGTATCATCGGCAGAAATATAATATTTTGCTCCTCTATAGGATGCCTTAGCCCATGAGTCTAACACTGTTAAATTATCTGTAGGTGCCTTTAATCTTACCGCATATGCTTGTACAGTGGAAGCTCCAGAAGTAGAACTTGCTTTTACACTCACAATGCCCGACGATATGGTTGCCGAAATTTCCAACATGTCAGTGCTTTTTGAACTGACATTAGGACCTTGTGTGACAAAAACATTTGTTCCATCCGTGATTACATTGGCCTCACATATAAAGTTCTCATCAGATCCTTTTTGTCCTGTGACAACATAATGCACAGCATCTGTTACATCTGCCGGAAAACTATCAAATTCAGTAGCTGTGCTAGACACAATGGTGTTTCCTATGACTTTTCGTGTGCTGTCGCTGTTTGCTTCCTCAGATTCAGAGTCGCCAAATGCCACTATTCGGTTTACTATAACTTTTGTACTGCCACCTGCTGTTGCAGATCCTCTCAATCTAAAAGATGTTCCATTTATGTCCGCAGTCAAACTTATAAGACTGTTGTTGCCGGAAAAGAATTCGTTGTATGTTGTGATGTATGCGTTGGTTCCGTCGTGTGTGACCAATGCCTCAATGTTGCTGGTTTCACCTGTCGATTGATTTTTGACATTGATAAAATATTTTGCACCGACGTGTGCTCCGTGTGATATTGCATCCAGTGTCGTCACAGAGCTGTCGATGATGTCCACATGCATAATGTCATGCACCAAAACTAGTTCTCCTGTATAGCCTGTTGAGTCATCATCGCCTATGCCCACCCTAAAATATGCCATGGTGTTTGTTGGTGTGGTGGATCCGTCTGCATCTGTGGCTCTCAACCTTACTGATGCTGAACTGTCTCCTGAAGCGGTGATGTCGGCGTCAAAGGTTGGATGATTGTCCGCAGGGTCTGTTCTGTTTACCGCCGAGGATGTTACAAACGCATTTGCAAAATTATGTAAGACCGAAACCTTTTGTGTTTCCAAACTGCCATGCACTAGGTCACGTGTAATCACATGATACAACGCTCCGTTATACTGACTGGCTGTGAAATCATCAACAGTTCTTTCTGAAGCAAGTAAAGATGTAACCTCTCCGGATGAGGTAACGTGATCTATGACAGTTTCTGTGTTTCCACCTGCTGTAACGCCGGCATGTGTTCCTATGTTACCGGATGTTGCAGTTGTGGTGTTTGGTCCAAGTCCAACAGCAAAGAATGCCAAAGCATTTTGCACGGTTGTTGACCCATCACTGACTCCTGTTGCCTGTAGTTCGACATTTGAGCCGTTTATTGCAACATCATATGAATTGATATCATTCATGGCACCTGACTTGTTGATAAACGATTCTGTAATGAATGCGTCCTCGGTACTGCCATCACTGGTGACTCCATGATTGACTGATAATTTGTTAAGTATGAATTCACTATTTGTCACATCCTTTTGCACAGTGTGAAACCACACACTATCGAAAGAAGTTTTTGCAAACGAATTAATTGTTTTTTGACTACTGACATCCGGACTGGCAGAGCCACGGAAAGTCATTGCGTCGATTGTTGTGGATGCCGTGTTACTGACAGTCTGTGCACCTATGATATTTTCAAATGTGCCACTGCTATCTGACTCATCATCTGCCAATGCTACCCTGTACATGGTCACCCTACAGGTTCCTGTGGTACCATTTGCTCCTCTTAACCTCACATTGCCTCCACTTATGTCTGCCGTGAAAGTGGCCAACGGAGTATTTTCGGCATTGGTTATTATTGTGTTGTAAACATTAATAAATGCATCACTGTTGTTATGCACAACAATGGCCTCGCTGTTTTGAACTTCGTTGGTGGTCGTGTTGTTGACCGAAATATAGTACTTGGCACCTCTATAAGTTCCTGTACCAAATGAATCTAGCGTTGCGGCGGCTGAATCAAGATCTGCAACAACAACGGTCGACACAGCTCCGTCACTGAATCCAGAAGAATCGTTGTCTCCCAACCCAATTCTGAAAAAGGATAATGCAGTTTCATCTGATCTCGTTGAGTCCGATAGCAATGGTGACTCCGCTTTGAATCTCACTTTACCTACAGCACTCCTAATGTCCGATGACGTTCCAATAATTTTGTCATCGTTCTGTGTTTTTATTATAAAAGATTCCAAATCAAAAGCGTCGAACGTACTTCCATCTGATGTTCCTTGTGCGATTGTTTTTTTGAAAGTAGAAAAATGTATTGAACTATCTGCAGAAGCATGTCTCTGTAAAACATAGTACCATGCACTGTCATATTTTGACTGGTCAAATTCATCAACCACACTTTCTGAATCTGTTATTGATTCGTGGGCTCCGTTGGCTCTGTTTGCTGAAAGTTCTGTGGTTTCGGAAAAACCTATCGTGTTCTGAGCATCTTGTATTTGTGTTTCACCCAAAGCGATAGGTACCGTTACGAATGTTAAAGTTTTAGATCCGTCTGTTCTTAAGAATTGTCCAGTTGCTCCATCCGAGTTTGGCAATGCGAATCCGTTTACGACAACCGTACCTGTGCCACTGCCTGTGAATTCAATGTTGTCATTAGAAAGTTTTGCTTTAACAACGTTATCTGTGATTATTGTTCCTGACGTTGAAAGCGTATTGTCTCCTATTGATAAAGAACTGAAAGTTCCAGCGCCTGGTGTGGTGCCGCCAATAACAACATTGTCTATCGAACCTCCGTCCAGGTCTATGGATCCAAAAACAATTTTACCTGTTCCGTTTGGTTTAAGTTCCAAATTGCTATTGGACTTGGTGACTTTGATCACATTATCGGATAGACTAAAACTTGAATCTATTGTTAGATTGGATATGTTGACAACACCAGTTCCTCCTGGCGTCAATCGTAAGTCAGCATTTGAACTTGTCGAAATAATATTGTCATTAATGGTAATATTATCAATTGGTACAGGAGCCGCAAATGTTGTTGAGCCAGTTGACCCATCATTAGCTGACAAACTACCGAATGTAGAAAGTCCTGATACATCTAAATTACCTGTTGTTGATAAATTTTCGTTTCCGAAACTAATTGCTCCGGATGAATCGTTAATGATTCCATTCAATAAATCCAACTGTCCAAACTGTGATCCTGTTGCCGCAGAAAGCGTTCCTGTAGTGGTTAAGTTTTCATCTCCAAAACTTATTGATCCACCTACAAAATTGACTATCAGTCCATCGCTTAGATCGATATTTCCAAACTGTGATCCAGATGCTCCAGATATTGTGCCATCAACCGTTGCCGCTCCTTCTACTCTCAACGTGCCATCAACGTTAACATTTTCGTTGATGTTTATAATTGTAGAATCATCTGAACTTATAGTTGTGCCAGAAAATCCCACGCTTGAAATTTTTATTTTACCAGACCCGCTAGGAACAATTTTTAAATCGTCGTTAGTGCGAACTGTTTGAATATTATTATCATTAATTTTTATTCCAGGAAATACGATAGTGCCTGTGCCACTTGGTTTAAGCACCAAGTCTGCGTTCGATGATTTTGTGCTAATATTATTTCCAATAAAGGATATGTCAGATTTTACTGTATCAAAGTCAAAGACTTCAGTAAAGTTGTCGTTTAACTTATTACCGGCGATTCTTATTGTATCACCTGTTCCGTCGTTACCTGCAGATCCTACATCAATTATTTTTTGGGCCATATCGACTAATATTTAGCGGATTTTAGTATATGCGTCTAGTGGCTATTAGCCGGTGCTTATTTTAACATCGTTTCCTGATCTAAACAGTCTGCCTGCAACTCCTGGATCCGAAGTTGGCAGTGCTGTAAAGTCTATCTGTGCTCCAGAAACTTCCAAATGGCCTGCCACTGAAGTTTTTGTGTGTCCTACTCTAAATCTTTCTGCTAATGAAGAACCATCATGTGTTTTTACAAAAACTTCATTTGACGTTCCTGATGTTCCATCCATCTTCAGTTCCGCTCTCACATTTCCGCCGGATTGTTGGAAACTGATTCCAGGTGTGTTTGCGTCTGCTGTTCTCTGAAGTGTAATTACTGCATTTGGTTTCTTGATGTGTAGGTCTGTGTCCGGTGAACTAACTGAGCCAATTCCAACCTGTCCGCCTGCTTTCAGCAATATGTCTCCGGTACCATCTGTTTCTAGTGTGATGTCGCCGTTTGTGCCATCAGTAATTACGATTGTTCCTGAATTTGTTCCAGCGTTGGTGCTTAAAGTCAAATTTTCAGTGCTACCGGTCGTAACTGTTTCTACGTCCACCCTACCTGTGACCGAAACACCATTTGCAGTTGTTTCGAACTTTTTAGTGTTGTCATGATAAAGTTCAACAGCCCCATCGGCAACACCCTTCAACATAGTTTCTGAACTGCTATCCTTGCCTAGTATTACATTGTTGTCACTCTGTAGATAAAGGCTTCCAGTTCCTGTCTCTCTTATAATTGAATGACTTCCGTTATGGAATATCTTTAGGTCATCGGCATCACCAAATCCTACATAGTTGTCAGTGGTACTGCCATCGTCTACTGATAAAATGCCTACGACTTTTACTTTACCTGTGCCTGCCGCTGTAAGTTCTAGATTGGCGTTGGAAGCCGCAGTTGTGATTGTGTTGTCGGTTATTGTTATTCCGCCGTCTACGTCTAAAG